ATATTTTTCGTATCTTTGTATAAGAATTAAGGGGTATTTATACCCTATTATTAACCCTAAAAAACTATAAAAAATATGAAAAAAGAAAAAAATAAAATGTTAGATTATAAAGAACTTTTAATAGATGTACTATCAGTTCAAACCTCATCAAGTCAAGAAGATTTGATGATAGAATATATAGATAAGTTTGTAAAAAAACATATCCCCGACGCTGATATTATTATAAAAGATAATAATGTTTATGTTACTAAGGGAATAACTGAAACTTATCCTTGCGTGGTAGCTCATACCGATACAGTTCATAAAATACATGCAGACTTTAAGGTGTATGAAAATAAAGATATAATCTTTGCTTTCAGTAATGATGAATGCGGACAGGTAGGTGTAGGTGGAGATGATAAGGTTGGAGTATGGATAGCTTTAGAAATGCTTATATCTTGTGATACTATTAAGTGTGCTTTTTTCCATTCAGAAGAAGTTGGATGTGTAGGAAGTAGCCAAGCTGATATGGAATGGTTTAGTGATGTTGGATATGTGTTTCAGTCCGATAGGAGAGGTCATACAGACTTTGTTAACAGTATTGGTGGGAAGGAACTGTTTGATAAGAAGTTCTCTAAAAAGATATCTAAAATCATTAAGCACTATGGATATAAAGAAACATCAGGAGCTATGACAGATGTTGAGCAATTAGTTGATAACGGACTAGATGTTTGTGTAGCTAATATGAGTAGTGGATATTACAATCCTCATACTGATAGTGAGATTGTTGATTTTTATGCAGCTGAGAATTGTTTACTAATGATTGAAAGATTGATAGAAGAATTAGGATGTGAGAGATATACCAATAGTGAGTTTGGAAAATCTTGGACTACTTATAATGGTAATTGGAATAACTATGGTGGATATGGAGGATATGGAGGTCATTACTGGCATGATTATAAGAAAGAATATAAAGATTTCAATTCAGAAGTTGTTACAGAAGGCGATGGGCAGGAAGTATGTTATTATTGTGGAGACAGCGTGTTCCCATCTAATTGGGGTAAAAACTATAGATGGTGTCATGGATGTAATTCAGAAGTGTATTATGGTGAGGGAGAAATTGATATAGACCCTAACCAAACACAAATAGACTACAATGACATTGCAGATAACTATGATGGCAGTATGAAACATAAGCAGGTAGTCAACACTATATTAAATAAACATTATAAAACTAAAAATAAATAACACACTCTTTTTGATTAGAGAGAACTCGTGGGGAGTATAAACCCTCAATATTGTTTTGAAAGATAAGCATTTAACCACTAGGATGCCTTCTGGTGTGAAGGATAGATGCGTGAGTCAAAACGGACGCTTATCTACTAATTTTTCTTAGTATCATATCCGTAAATCTATACCAAGGCTGACTGATGGAAAGACATCTCCCTTTTAGGGTATTATTAATTATTAATTAAAACTAAATAAGATGACAGAAAAGAAATTTAACAATCGTAAACAACTTATAAGCCCTTGTTGTGGTGTAGAATATACAGAAGCTTATTATGGTAAGGATGAAGAAAAAAGAAAAAAACAATATCTAAAACCATTACAAGATGATAATTGGTTTTGTGTAGCATGTGATAAAGGATTCAATACTCCACAAAAAATGGAGGATTATCTTAATAAACTATGGGATGAGGTTGATGAAATAGTATCTTTAATAGAAGAAGATTTTGAAAATGTAACAGTAAAAAAAATAACTAAACTTAAATAATTATGGCAAAAATTACACTTACAGCTAGACAATTAAAAAAAATTCTCAAAGCTATAGAGGAATTAGAAACATATTACTGTTTTCATATAGAGGGTGATGCAACTAAAAAAGAATTAAAATTTTTAGAAGGAGTAAATGAATTACAAGAATTATTAAATAAAAAATTATAAAACTAAATAATTATGGCAAAGAGATTTACAGATACAGACAAATGGAAAAAAGGATGGTTCAAACAACTGAATCTTAAACAAAGATTATTCTGGCTATATGTCTTAGATGATTGTAGTGCTGCTGGTATATGGGATGTTGATTTAGAAGTTGCTGGAATCAGAATAGGAGAACCTATAAACCATGATGAAGCTGTTAAGGTTCTTGGTAAAGATGTTGTGTGGTTTGATAGTAATGAAAAAATATTTATACCTAAATTCATTAACTTTCAGTATGGAGTATTGAACGAAAATTCTAGACCACACGCATCTGTTATTAAGATGTTAGATAAATATGATTTGTATAACATTAAAGGGATAAGTCCCCTAGATACAGGGGAAGTGTCTAAGCCAATCTTAAAGAAAAGAACAGGATTTGTTAAGCCTTCAGTTGAAGAAATTAATACTTACTATTTAGAGAGAAATAATACTGATGAGTTTTATAAGGAAGGTCAGTTTGGAGAAGCCTTCTTTGATTTTTATGAAAGTAAGGGATGGATGGTAGGTAAAAATAAAATGAAAGATTGGAAGGCTGCCGTTAGAAATTGGGAGCGTAACAAAACTAAAATAGAAATGGTTAAGGCGGGAAAGGTAGATAAACAAATAAGTAGCTGGCAAAGAGCTAGAGACATAGTAGAGAATAGTTAATGAAACATAGAAGCAGAATGACACAAATGGAATTAAATCAACTAACAGATAAATCTTTAGATGCTTATGTGCTGTCTTTAGATGGAGATAAATATAGTGTGCATCCTGAGAATGGTAGATATTTTGAAAGATATGAGATTAGATTAGTTGTTGGAGACCACATCTCTATTAGTGTAGATAAACTTAATATGTTAATCTTAGAAGATGAAGAAGGTAAGTTTACAGATAAATTAATAATAAGAAAAGACCAAATAAAATGATAAAAGACATAGAAATAAAAGAACTAGAATTAATGTGTGTTGACTTAATCAGCAAAACATTAGTTGAGTTAGGACAAATTAAAGATGAAAAACATATTGTGATACTTGCTAGGTCTCTAGCTTATGATGTTAAAGAAGATTTTAAGAACTTAACATTTGAGGATATAGTTCAGGCTTTTAGGCAGGGAGTAAGAAATACAGATAGCTTTGTGTTAAATGTGCAGAATTATTATAAATGGATAAGAGCTCATAGACAATTAATATGGAATGAGGAAAGTAAAGAGCCTGAACGACAAGACAAGAGATTAGTATATAGAAGTAGGAAGGGAACAGGACTTAAGATTATGAATAAAGAAATTAAAGAATTAAAATAATGACTCCCATTATAGTTATGTACTTTATAAGACTACATCCTATATGCTTTAATTCTCTAATACATATAACATTAAGGACTATACCAGACAACAAGAGATATACTATACTGAGTGATAAAAACACAGCTGCGATATATAAAAGGTTCTTATTTATATTTTATATAAGAGTTTCTAAAATTTATGAAGGGTATGAGATATGGACAACTGTAGTAGAAGAATATAATAAATTAACAAACAAATGAAACTGTTAGATATGCCTAAAAAAGAAATAGAAGAATTTGCATGCAACCCAATAGGGAAGGCTAGAATTATGGCTGAAGTAATGATATCAGACACTAATCTACAATGTAAATTACATAGTGCGATAACAAGAGAACTTTCGGGAGAAGAAATTAATCAACTCTGGAAAGAAATAATGATAAAAAATAGACAATTAAAATTAGACTTATGATAGCAATAATAATGTTCGGAGTAGGATTTGTGAGTGGTATGTATGTATCAACTCAAATAGAAAAATCAATAGATAATAACATCAAAAACAAAAAAGATGATTAGTTAAATAATTATTTATATCTTTGCCGTGTGAAATACAATAATATAAAAAGAATATTAAGGCAACAAATTGAAAGTGGAGTTAGGTCTTTATGGACTTTTAATGAGATAGAACCAGAGTTTACAATGATATATAAAAATTATAATAACAGTCTTATTATATACACTCCCACACAACTTATTAATTATTTAGATGAAAAAGAAAGAGCACAGTAAATACTATTATGAATATGACAGGAATATGAGCACAACATTAGACACAATGACTAATACAGATAAACATTTATTAGCTAGAGATAAAAGAGTTCCTGAATACTATAAGGGTAAAAATGGATATCAAGCAAGAAAAGTTTGCGATAACTTTGATTTAACTTACCATCTAGCAACAGCAACCACATATATATTAAGAGCTTATAAAAAACATGATACTCCTGTTGATTGTATTAAGAAAGCAATAGCTCATTTAGAATTTGAATTAGAAAAAATTAACGAAAAGTAAAACTATGACAACAATTTACATTACATTAGCAGTAATTATCTTATGGCTCATTGGAGTAGATATAAGATATTATCAGGTTAACAAGAAAATAAAGATTATGCATAGTACTGATAAGAATCTTTTAGAACTTGTTAAGTCTATTCAACAATTAAAAGATGAAAAAGAAAAAGAAGAAAATAAATCCAAGCCTCAACGAAACGACAAAAAACGGATTATTAAAAAGTCAAAGCGAGTACGAACTCCAAAAAGCAGTAGTTAAATATCTACAACTACAATATCCCTTAGCTAAATTCTGTGCGAGTTTAGGAGGGATAAGAACATCATATACCCAAGCCGTAAAAGCGAAAGCTAGCGGTTACATTAAGGGATTCCCCGACCTACAAATCTGCTACCCTACTAGAAAATCATGTGGTCTTTTTTTAGAAATAAAGAAAGATAGAAAATCTTACGCCTCAAAACATCAACACGAATGGATTGAATATCTGAATGAAGTTGGATATACAGCTAAAGTGTGTAAAGGATTTGATGAGTGTAAAGAAGCTATTGATGATTATATGCATAAGCAGTATGATGGGGGGCGGCTATAGAGGAGGGGGATATAGGGGGTACAGGGGGCAGGGGGTAGAACCTTGTTTTCAAAATCATAAACTTAATACCAAAAAGTTATGATGGAGATTATATGCAATATATGTGAGAAAGAGTTTGAGCTATTTAAGAATAAAGGTTACTTAGGAACTCCCCTTAACTATAAAAATCCTGAAGAATGCGACCCCCTAACAACTGAGATTATTGGTTTATGCAGTGTGTGTTATAAGGTTGAAAGAAAAAAGATTAAAGATAAGATTAAAGATAAGAAAAAATAATAATAATAATGGGTAAAATTAAAAGAGAAGATAGAAAAGACAGGAGAGGTGGAGGATATGCAAAAAGAAAATTTACTTATGAGCAAGCTCAGGGTATAAGAGAATTATACAAAACAGGAAAATATACCCAAGACCAATTAGCTGAAGTATGTGAAGTTAGTCAACCAATTATAAATCAGATACTTACATACAAAACCTACACTAAAGATTAAAGTATGTTGAAACTGTTAGTGGCTTATATATAGTAAAATAGCCTTGAAACTGTCTTACCCTTATATATAAAAAAAACAAAACACTGTTGAAACTGTCTCCCGCTTATATAAAAAAATAAAAAAAAATTTTTCTTACCAAACAAATTCCTGAAACTGTTTTCTCATTTGAAACTGTTGAAACTCCTATATAGCTGTGAAACTGTTAGGGGCTTATATATAGGGATATTTTCTGAGATTTTTATTTACTATGCATGCATAGTATTTTTCTATTTAACATAATATTTATTATAAGATTTCCTTATTTAGAATTATTATAAATTAAAAAAAAGATAATTATTTATTTGTTTTTTACAAATTATTTTTGTAGTCGCATGCGCGCGATACAATTACAGGACGCAAAAAGCAATATAATATAATACCATCAAAAAAGCATAAAAGCCCCTAAAAGCTAACGAAAATTGACTAAATAATACAATTTTTTAAGCTAAAAAACAAGCCAAAAACACACAAAAACCAACTTTTTTAACATTTTTTTAACCTAGTAAAACAAAGTATTTTGTTTAAATTACCTAAATTATTTGTATGTTATTGTTTTTTTAGTATCTTTGTATTGTAAAGAGTTTGAAGGATATCTTTTTATTAGCAGTCATTAAAACCTTTGGGAGTTATCTCTCCTGCCAATCACTTACCTATAAGGCGTGAAGCCGAATAACAGGACTTGAGGACATCACAGGGATAAAAAGTTAAAAACACTCTAGGCAACTAGATTAAATATAACTAAAAAGCCTGCATATTAAATTATGCGGGCTTTTGGTGGTAATACTAACTAAACTAAAAAAAATGGAAAATTTAACACCTGAAGAAAGAATAAAAACTTTAAGAGAATATAGAGAAGAAAATGAAATTTTAAAACAATTATTAAAAAACGGATTCTTTTATGTGAATTATAATTCAACTGATTGCGATGGATGCACTTCAGTTAGCTTTTGGAAATTTGAAAGTATAGAAGAATATCACGAAACTTTAAATAATTTTATGGAATGGCAAGAGGGAGCGTTCAACTATAGCGTTGCTAGGCAGTACCCTGACGGAACATTTGATTTAAATAATGAATCTTGCGGAGGGCAGTGGAGCACATACTAAAATAATAAAAAATAAAAAATAAAATTATGAAAAACACAAAAACAACAAAACTAACAACAGCAGAAAAAGCACTTAATATCTTTTATTTAGTTTCTCCTGTACTTTTTTACTTAATCCTTAAAAACCTTTAAAAATGAAAAATTTACTAAACAAAACAATTTTGAGAAATTGCAAATATTACAAAGTTAGAAGATACAACAGCGCAACAACTTACAATTTTACATTTGCAGAACTTGAAACATTTAAGAAAAAAAATAATATTGATTACTATTTTGTAATTAAGCCGAGCAGACAAAAAGCAGTTAAAATACACAACTTAATTTGCAATATTGTATCTTTTTCTTGTTTCTCCTTAGCTTTAATACTTTTAATAGATATACTATTAAAAACATTTTAAAAACCCTTAAAAATAGAAAAATGAAAAATTATATTTTACTTAAAAAATGGAGACTTAAAAATTATATTGCTATCATTAGAAGAAATTACAAGCAATTAAAAGAAGAACTTAAAGAACAAAAAAGAAGAATAAAAATAAATAAAGAAATTAGTAAACTCCCTTTTGTACCAGAAATAAATGATAAATTTTCTGATTATAAAATGCAATTAAAAACCCTTAAAAACTAAAAAAAATGAAAGAATTTATAGAAGAAAATTATTATTATGTTTCAGACAGAAATTTATGTATTGCAGTAGCTAAGCAAATACGAAACCTATTAAGGAAATACACAAGCGACAAAGACGCCGCAAACACAATTATAAGCAGATTGAATGATATTCTCTATAGTTGCAAAGATGAAAAATTTTCCGAATATATAAGAACAGGACTACAGCCAAATAAAAAAATAAAATAATTATAAACCCTTAAAAACTAAAAAAATGGAATATACAGAAAACACACAATTTAAGAAAATTATTTTTGACCTTTGCCAAAATATTAGAGATGAAGGTATAAAACAAAACAAAAAATTTGATATTTGCGGCAAAACAATAGCGAACGCCGTTATTAATCCTTCAAAAGTTAGCTACATTAAAAAGGATAAAATAGAAAGTTTATCAAAATATGCGAATGTTAAAATAACAGAATATCCAACAGCCGAGCAAAGGAATAAATACTTTGCCGCCTGTTCTATAACTAAATTTGTAAATAGTTATTTTGATAAAAATAATATCAATACCGAGCAATTAGAAAGCTTTAATCAATTAGTAAGAGAAGCAACAAAAGCCGCCGCCGCTTTATTGCCTAAGACTTTCCATGTATTAGATGCGGAACATATCCCGACAATATACAACCAACAGCACACCGACGCAACAACAGGAAACAGAAGCAACACAAGCGAGCAAAAGCCCGTTAAATATCCAAACATTGAAACGCCTTTATATCTTGCCGCATCTACCGAGTTAAACAGCTCATGTATGCAGGGAAAGCCGCAAAAATACTTTGAGATATACAACGACCTAAACACAGATGTTAGCACTCTAAAAATGGCAATACTAACGCAAGGAAACGAGATAGTAGCGCGGTCTTTAGTTTGGATAGATAAAGCAACGGAAGATATTGACCGACGCAAGAAGATGCAACCTAACAACATTTTTATAGACCGCATCTATACAAAGACACAAGACCACCGAGCAGAAACGCAAACGCAAATGTTTAATGAGATACACAAATATTATAAGATAGATATTAAAACAACAGACAACAATATTAAATTTGCTAATTGCTTTAACTGGTACAAGATAAAAAGCAAAGTAGAAGCAGAACAGAACACAATAAAAGAAATCTTTTGCGGTAGCAATCCTTTATTTGATGTAGAGGTGAAAAGAGATTCTTACGATTACTATCCTTATTGTGATACTTACAGTTATTTTAACACATACGACCAGACACTCAGCAACGACCAAAGCAGCGATAGCGATGTATTAAAACTAGATAGCATAATCGGAGAAGCAAGCGAGAACACAAGGAGTTGCCATGAGTGCGGTTGCGAGGTAGACCCTGATTATATTAATTACATTGGTTCTGTGGAGGTTTGCGATGATTGTTGCGTTTATTGTGATGATAGAGAAGAAAATATCCTACAGTCAGACGCAGTTTATAACAATAATACGAGCGAGTACCACCACCGAAGCGACTTAGACTATTAAAATTTAACCTAATATTAACTAAAATAATTACTTATGAAAAGAAACTTTTAACTTTAGAAACGAAAGCGCAAGCATTAAATTTATTGTCATTATTTTATTTTTATTTCTTGCCTTTTGCAGCTAACTAAATAATTTAGAAAGAAAGTTAAAGAATTTATAAGAATAGTATTAAAAAAACAGCGTTTTTTCTTTGGATTTGCCAAACAAAAACGACAAAACTTTAAAAAATACTAATATTTTCTTTAATTTTCTTTCAAATTGTTAAAAAAAGAGAGATTTTTTGCTAAAATCGGGAGTTTTTACAAATTTGCGGGAATTTAGTATAAAAAACCGTCAAATTTTGAGATTTCCATTCTTCAACCTCTACACATACAAGTCAAATTTTGAATTTCAATTTTATATCCATATTAAACAGATAATCAGTAAGTTATAAGGAATTGTTAGTATGTTTTCTGGGAGATACAAATGTAATACAAATGTAAGCACAAGTTAGGGGATTGGAATTTAACAACTACGAAAAAATGGGAAAAAACAACTATTATAGGGTATTAGATACCCTTATAGATAAAGAACAAGATAAAGTAAAAGAAAAAGATAAAGTGAATTTTATATTATTTCTATAAATTTCGTTATTAGTATAATTATATTTTGTTTATTTGTAATATTAAATATAATATTATGAAAGATAAAGAAAAAGAGGAATTAAGAAGAAGATTAAGATTAGATAGCAATATAGATGATATGGAGAAGAATATAAAGGAAAATGCAGATGGGGAAAAAATGATTAAACCCCAATCAAGAACTTTACCTCCCTTAACTAAAGAGATAGAAGATATAAAGCCGACAAGGGGGAAAGCTAAGACAACTGCGATGAGTAGAAATGCTTTAGCTTGGGCTTTAGAGGGACATTCAACAAAAATCAAAATGGCTTTGGAGAAATTATTTGATAAAGACCCTGAAGCATATATAAATGCTGTTGCAAAATTAATGAATTATACAGTTCCTAAACTCTCATCATCTGAGATTACAGATAATACTTCAAAAAGAATCAAAGTTGATTTTAATGATGATATATCTGTTGATGAATTGAGAAAAAGATTAGATGAGTACAACGAAGAATAATGATGACATTATAAAGTTTGCTATTGAGCAAAAATTATGTGAGATGTCTTTTTATGAGTTTTTTAAGATGTCTTGGCATATTGTAGAGCCTTCTGTTCCCCTATCAACAAATTGGCATCATAAATATCTATGTAATTTATTACAAGAGGAAGCAGAAAGAATAACTGAGGGGAAACCAAAAAAGAAAGACATTATTATCAATGTTCCTTTCCGTTCAACTAAATCTTTAATTGTTACAGTGTTGTTTCCTGTTTGGTGTTGGATAAGAGACCCTAAACTTAGATTTATTACCGCTTCTTATTCTGCTGACCTATCTATAGAACACGCAACTAAATCAAGAGATGTTATTCAGAGTGATTGGTATAAAGAAAGATGGGGAGATGTATTTCATATTAAGAAAGACCAAAACTTAAAAGCTAGATACGAGAATAATTATATGGGAATGAGAAGAGCTACATCTGTTGGTGGAACAATTACAGGACAGGGAGCAGATTTTCTAATTATTGATGACCCTGTATCTCCAAAAAACGCTGCATCCGAAGTTGAAAGAGAAAATGCTAACGAATGGTATAGAACAACCTTCTATTCAAGATTAAATAATCCCCTTACAGGTATTCGTATAATTATTATGCAAAGAATACACGAAAATGACTTGAGCGGATATTTAGTAGACGGTATAAACACAAGATTAAAATATAAACACATTTGCATACCAGCAGAGCTTTCAGATGATGTAAAACCAGCTTCTTTAACTCAATACTATGATGAAGATGATTTATTTTGGACTGATAGATTTAGTAGAGAGATATTACAAGATTATAAAGAAGCTTTGGGAACTTATGGATATTCTGGGCAGTTAATGCAAACTCCAACGCCCTTAAATTCAGGATTGATTAAGGGTAATTGGTTTAAGATAGATGAGTATTCTAAAAAAAATAATGGGGTAACAGTGAATTTTATAATAGACCCCGCATATACTGAAAATCAAAAGAACGACCCCTCAGCATTATTAGCTTATATTTATTTAGATAATAAATGGCAGATTATTAATTGTATAAATGTTTATAAAACATTCCCTGACTTAATTAGATTTATTCCTGAATGGGTGCAGATGAATGGATATACAAATAGCAGTAGAATATATGTAGAACCAAAAGCGTCTGGTAAGTCAATAGTTCAAACATTAAAAAGAGAAACAGGACTAAATGTTAGAGAAGATAAGCCTCCAACTAAAGATAAAGTAGCTAGAGTGCAAGATATAAGTGCAAGTTTAGAGTCTGAGAGAGTAAGTTTGTTAAAGGGGGATTGGAACGAGAAATTTATACAACAATGCGTAAAATTTCCATCAGCACGACATGATGACATGGTAGATTGTCTTGTAATGGCTGTAAATAGAGAAATTTGGTCTAATTCTGGTAAAATTGTGTACTTTGCGTAGATTTCCTTTTTTTTCGTGGGTTGTATTATTTAATATCTTATTTTTGTATAAATTTATTTAGAATTATGGAAATAGTATGTGATAACATAAAACATAAGCGAATTTTAGAAAAATACTTGCAATATGTTAAAGCTTCTATTTATTATATTACTGAAGAACATGAATCTGGTAAATTTGGAGATTTTATAGATACACTAAACACAATAATAACATATTCTAATGAATTTAGAGAAGATAATGAAAGACAAACATCTTTAATGAACGAATGGAGATATATGATTCCAAACTTGGTAGTATTTTCATCTATTGGATTCTTGTCGGGAATTAAAACAAAATCTATAAGTAAAGATGTTGAAATATTGAAAAAGAAATTATTTAGAAAAACATCAGAAATAATTGGGGAGACATACGATATATACGCTGAAGATAAGGTAAGCGATGAATTTAAGGTTAAACTAAAAGAAATATAATGGTAACATTAGATATTGATGGTAAAAAATATGAAGTTCCAACAGAATGGAAAGACATTACATTAGAGTATTGGTGTGGTTGGTATGACATAATTAAAAGTCATGAACAAAAACATAAAGCTAAATTAAAAGAAGGGGAGTTTGATGAGAAAAACCCCTTCGCTAAAATTAGTACGGTTGAAATGTTAAAGATGAATACTGATATTTTTCAGTATATAACAAAAATTGATGATAATACTCTACAAAGATGTGATGTAGATAGTATTAGTAGAGCTATGGAGTTTATTGGTAAGGTAACAGAAGAATATAAACCAGAGGGAGTAGATGGATTTATGTTTGAAGAAGAAAAATACTTTTTCCCTAAAGAAGCTATGTTTGATAACACTTTTGGGGATTATATTGAATCTACACAGCTAGATATGACTATTGATAGTATGAAACATGGAATATTTGATGTATTACCCGAGCAGATGGCTATTTTATGTAGGAGAGCGGGAGAGGAGTATGATGAGGACAGTATAGATAAAAAAACAGAGAAATTTAAGTTACTTACAATGGATATTATTTGGGAGTTCAGTTTTTTTTTAAGCATACAAAATCTCAAATTGACAAATCATTTTCAAATATCTTCTCTACAAGACCAACTCCAACAGGTGGAGTTAGAACAGATGGAGAGTATAAAAAGTTTATAAAACCTTATGGTTGGTTAAATAGTTTATATAGTATATCAGAGAAGGGAGTATTTACAGAAGGGGGTAAAAATAGTATAGATTCAGTGAAAGATGCAAATTTATACAAAGTATTAACATATATGAGTTGGCAGACCGCTACTAAAGATTTTGAAGCTGCAATTAATGATAAAATTAGGAATCCAAATAAAATAGCATGATAATTTCAGAAGAAGATAAGAAAAAATTAAAAGAATATGTCAAATGGTTAGAAATCCAAGAGGATAGAAAGAATGGTATGATTGGTAATAAAATCCATTTGAATAAAAAGAAATATAACAGAAAAAATAAATATAAAGAAATATGGCTATCACAAGACTAACAGATTTTATAACTGTAGCTACAAGTAAATGGACTTATGGGGATAGCTCTTTTAAGTATGAGGGAGAGGTAAATCAAGACCATAACACTATATATCCCCTAATGGTTATGACTCCTCCTACATCTAGGATGCCTGATATTTATGAAGGATGGGAGCATTATAATGTAGAGATGGAATTTTACAATAGTTATCAAACTGCTGCTCAAAATGCAGTAACGCTACAACAAAGATGGGATAACCTACAAGATTTAGCGTTAGAATGGTTAGATAATGTTTTAATAAATTATTCGGGAGGAACTATTGTTAATCCTTCTACTAATCAATCTCCTACTCCAACAGAAGTTTATATAGATAAAGAAACAGTACAGATAGATAGAATAAAAAATGATAAGAATGATAAGTTATGTAGAATAACAATGAGATTTGATATGAGGATGTTTACAAGATGTTTTACTCCAAAATCTCTATATCCTAACACTGTAACAGAATTAAAACTATGGTTAAAAGCAGATAGTGATGTTACTTTCAGTATTCCAACTAAACAAGTAAGTGCTTGGGCAGACCAATCAGATGAAGGTAGGGATGTATCACAAACTGATAATGAGACTCAGCCTTTAAGATATGGATATGATGGTCCTTCCGATAAAGCTCAAATAGTTTTTGATGGGACAGATGATAATATGTTGTCAAATAAGAACGCTCCATTTAGTTCAGGAGAAATGACTTTCTTTATAGTTTCTAAATGTGATGATGCGTCTGCAGTCCCAGCTCAAACAATATTTAGTATGAATAGAAATGACACAACGATATTTACGATTAAATATAGGACATCTAATATTCAGGGGCACACTGAAGCTGTTGGAGGTGATATTACTAATGCTGTAGCCGCTGATATAGATGAATGGGCTATATACTGTTGTAAATTACAAGCAGACGCTCCTGATGATTATAAGATAAGTATAAGTATTAATGGAGGTGATTATACAGAAGTTAGTGATACATTTACATTAGCAAATTATAGTACAGCTCAATTTCAGATAGGATGTGGGCAAGATGCAGCCGCTGATACAGAGTTTTTAGATGGTAGTATAGCGGAGATAATTGGATATGATAAAGCTTTGGATGATACTGAAAAATTACATGTATTAACTTATTTGAATAACAAATATAAAATTTATTAAATATGGCAGTTAATTTAAACGGAGGAGCAGCAGCAGTATCTCTAATGAAATCTCCATACGAAACATATGCTACATCAGGATATACTAAAAATGACCAAGCTAGACTAATTTCATGTAATCAACCTTTAGTATATCAAATTGGATGGGGCAGTACGCTTTCTAGAATAACTAACACTTCATTAGATTCAGCTTTAACAGGGGGAGATTTAGTAAACGCTTTGTTTGATGTTTATATTGGTATAGATTATTATGACTCTAGGACTGTAAATAACTCAACAGGAGCTACTAATATGGTGCTAGCTGGAACATTAAGAAAATCAAGAGATTTACCATACAAAGCTAATGAAGGTATAAATCCCCAATCAGGTACATGGGACACGGCTATTAACTACCATACTTTTACTGTTGATATCGCTCCCCTTGTAAAAAATTATCTATCTTATACTTTAGTTCCAATCAAAAAAGGAGCTATGTCTGACACATATCAAATGGGAGGTCATTATTCAACGAATGACATATATCCATTTACATCTGTTCAGGGGTCTATTAGATTTATTGATGTTCAAATTAGATTTGAAGTAAAAGAAGCTACAGCTGGTAATAATTTAGTAATTGCAAATGATGGTACTAATGATGTAAGAAAAAATACTAGCTCATATCCTATAATAAATAGCGTTCCTCAATATACGGGATGGTATGGAAATCTTAATTTATGGAGAATAACAGGAAAGGATTATGGTGCCTCTCCTAGAGGTAAATTTTTCTCTCTATATCCAAATGGGGAGAGTTATAATCCTCCTTCAAATACTATTCCAAAACTTGTAAGGGAAGATGAAGAAGCAGAGTGGTTATCGTATTATTTAGATACTTTTACTCATACTGCAGGTACTTTAGATTCTACTGATTGGTATATGCGTGTAACAGCTACTAATTTTGATAGCTCAACAAACTATGTAAATATCAGAGATTGGCAAGAGACAGTAGGAGCTCCATCTCCATATGTTTCTGGTAATTTTGGCACTGCTCCCCTAGACACCCCTTATCAGGGTAAATATATAATGCAAAATGTATCTCCCGCATATTTGAATACACTTACTTGGACAGGTTCAGGAATAACATCTAATACAGAGTCCTATACAGCTGCTCTATATACAAATGACGCAGGTTCAGGATATAGGGTTAGTGAGATAAGACATTACAAG